TCACGACTCTGAGGGCTTGACCAGGTCAACGAACGCTAACGCTTCTGCCGACGACTCATCAGTGGGCAAAGTTGGTGGCGCTATCACCTGTAACTCGTGATCGTAGCGGTGCGTCATCTGCGGCGTGATGTGGCCTGCAGCATCTTGCTTGTGCGCTCGCGTACCGCGTGTGTCAGTGATGCCGCGATGCTTGAGGCCATGCAGGGTGAAGCGCGCTTCTTCCTCGATCACGCCGGCCTCGATCGCTGCCGTGATCAAGCGCTGCCAAGCCGTTTTCAATGTTGATCGCGCCAAGCGCGTGCCGGTCTGGGTGACCAACAGGCCGCGTTGCTCGGGGCGCAGGGGAACCGGTCGTTTGTGTGCATGGATTCGTTGAGCACGGTAGTCCCGCAGCCAGATCCATGCCCACCGCAGATCGTCGTTCCAGGCGGTGATGTTGTCGCGAGAACCCTTGCGGCGCGTACAGCGCACTCCCTGTTGGAGCGCGTCAGCGTCCGTCAGGTCGGTCACCTCGACACCGCGCAGACGTGCGTTGTAGGCGAGCACCATCACCGCCGGCATGTATGGCGGGACTGCTCCCTTTGTGTGCAGCGGCAATGCAGCGCGTGACTTGGCGAACTCAAGCACCGCCGTGAACGATTGCGGATCCGGCATCTTGGCATCCGCGCGTTCTTTTGCACCGCGCACGCCGCTGGCCGGGTTGGTCTTGCAATGGCCGATTCGTATGCCCCAGGCAAACAGTCGGTGCAGATAACGCAGCGTGTGATTGGCCGTGGACGGACGGGCCAGCAACGCGGGCTGTACAGCGTTTGCTTCCCGCCCCTTGGCGAGCGCTTCGACCAGGCGCTGCACCAGTGGAACGGACAGGCGGTCCACCTGCAGGCTCCCAAAAAGACTGCCGTCCTTCAGCACGTAGCCGCAGGCCACCTCGGCATGGCGATCGTAGTCGTCGCGGGTGCTGCGAGACAGGTCGCGGTACTCAGTGGAGAGCTTGAACGCGTTGGCAAGGTACTGCAGGGAACCGACCAGGCCGGCACCACGGGACGCCTCCCTGGCTGCGTGGAGGTCGGAAAGCCTCGCATCCGCGTAGGCAACGGTGCGCTTTCTCGTGGGACCGCCTTCGGGATGCGGTTCGATGATGTACCAGCGCCCATCGGCCCAGTAGACGCCTTTTGGGAGGGCGCTTTGGTCGATGTGCCTGGGGATATCCGGGTTGAACTTGCGCTTCCTGCCGCGTCCCATCAGATCAGCTCCTTGTTGTGTAGCTCAGCAGCGTTCTGGGCCAGCCCCAACGCGGCGTTGAGCGCGTCCAGGGTTGTCCAGATTCCGCCCCTTCCGTCGTACCTGTAGAGAATTCCCTGCTCGCGCGCCCACCGCACTACTGTCGATGCACGGGGAGCAGGACCGACCGGCGCGCAGAGGCGACGCAGATCCTCGAACGTAATCACCGGATTGCTCACGCGCCTTGCCCCTCGATCCACTCCCGCCTGCGCCGCCATTGCTCGCGCATTTCCTCCACGAGCAAATCAGCAGCGGCGTAGCCGCGCTGAGTGGCAATGCGAAGCCGTAGCTCTCGCACCTTGGCCGCATCCATGTAGCCCTGCCGTAGCCAGTGGCGCGCCTCGCAAGCCCTGCGAAACGCTTCCATATTTGCGCCATCGATCATCGCTGCCGCGTGCCAGTGAAGCGCAGGCCAAGCTGCACGACATTTGGCGCGCAGTGACGGGGCTGACGCGGTGCGCGGATCCGATGAGCTCGGCGCCACTCGGTCATGGCCAGCTCGTAACTGCGATGCTTCTGCGTGCGTCCACACACGCACTCGATGAAGTGCCCGCCGCCCGCCTCGGGTCGGCGGGCGTCAAGCATGTGGCGAGCCACGTGTCCGTTCGTGCAGGCTGGCAGAGGACTGTCATGGTCGACCTGACGTTGCGTCACGGTACCTCCCGGCGCAATGCGCGTTCGGCATCCCGCAGATGCTGCACTGTGTCGGTGTCGATCCGGTCTAGCGCCTCGGCGATGGTGTAGTCCATCTCGTCCAGCCAATCGTGGCGATTCAGCACCAGAGCGGCGGTCAGCGCCTCTCCCGTGGACAAGGGGCCAGGCCCACCCATACGCGCGGCGGCGCGAGCAACCTCGATCGTGCGCTGCAGGTTCATGGCTGTGTCCTCCATGCGGCGCCGAGCTGGGCGCGTGCTTCCTCGACACGCATGAGGCGCAGGCCCCAGCGCACCGACCAGGTACCCGCCTGCTGTTCGTCGCAGGTGAGGATCAGCTGCCCGAAAGGCTCCAGGCGATCAGCGCGGAAAGTGAACAAGAAATCGTCCAGCTCGATGACCTCCTGCAGGCCGAGTTTCTGACAGAGAGCCTCGGCGTTGAGAGATTTGGCGCTGCCTTGCGGGCCGAGAAGGATGACGGACTCAGCCATGTGCAGGCTCCCGCCGCACAGCCATGCGAGCACGGCGCCGCAGGCGCTGCGGCACCTGTCCAACGGCCAGGCCGGTCTGGGTGAGGCGCGGACGGCGCGACGTCCACAGCTTGTAGACCAGCGCGCCGCCGGCGGCCGGCGCCAGGACCACCACCAGAGCGAGCAACTCAACCATGGGCCACCTCCCGTGCGGCCTGTGCGACTGCTGCAGCTGCAGCCGCAGTTGGCCTGCGCGGCAGCATGTTGGCGAGGTCAAATGGGAAATCCAGGCCGTCCATAAACTCAGCCAACTCGGTGCTAATGCGGTCTTCTGCCGTCGTCCACAGGCGAGGCCCGTCGATGAGTTTCCAGCCGGTGCCAGTGCCACGCCGCCGCTCCCACGTTTGGCGAGCCTCGCGAAGCGGTCCCATGTTCAGGGTGGCAGTGACCACGACCGCACCATGCGTGACGTGCATGGTGATGGTCGCTGAGCAGTCGCCCATGCTGCGGTCGTAGGCGTCAACGATCGGCGTGGTAGCCTCCGGGCCGGGTCCGGTGCCCAAAGCCAGCAGACGTGTTGCCGTGGCTGGACGTGTTCCAGTTTGCTGTTGCATATCGACTCTCCTGAGTTGCGTTGGTGGAGGGCCTTGGGGCGGTGTTACAGCACCGCCCGCCGGCCCGCTGTTGCGGGGTTAGATCAGGTCGGCGCCAGATGGCGAAATGCTGGGATCAAGCTCGCGCAGGCGCTGCGCGCCGCCGAGGACATCAAGCAGTTCGTGGCGGATGTACTCGGCCACTGCCGCCGGTCCGTCGTGATTGATGCCTGCCTCGATCGCGATGTCGTTGGTCAGCGCGGCAAGCAATGCGGCCGCGTGATACGCGCGCCATAGTCGGAATTGTTCCTCTTCACTGATCGAGAAATCAGCGTCCTCCGGCAGCTGTGTGTTCGGATGAGTGGCGTCCATCAAGCCACCTCCAATGCAGGCATTCGCTCTATCACCCATTCCTGCAGCGCGGCGGCCTCGGCTTCCGGCATGACCACGTGCAACGAGCCAATGACCAGGCCGGTGCCGTCATCTACGAGAAACAACGCGCTCGGCTCATCGATCGCGCTGTAGGCGAACATCACCGGTGGGCTGTCATGCAGACCGTCGGCGTACAGCTCTGCCAGCACGTCGGCCGCCCGGATCTGCAGGAGCAGGTAGACGCCAGGAGCGACGCGCAGCGCCTTGCGTAGGTCGCGGCGACTCACTGGCGCACCTCGGCAAGGTCGGCATTGATGCTGGAAATGGCGGCCTCGACATCGGCCAACGTCAGCGCCTCGGGCGCTTTGCCCATGGCCTGCAGCTTCGCCTGCAGGGCGAGCCAGGCGGTGTGATTCCAGTCGAGAGTGTCGGCAATCAGGCCGAAGTAATGGGCGATCTGGCGCGCGGCATTAGCCGGCGCTTCTTGAGCGTCGTAGGACATGCGGAACTCCGTGCTTTGACAGAAATCCGCCGCCCCGACGCCAATCGGGGTGGCGGACGGTGCGGGTTGGCGTACCGGATACACGGAACCGGCGGGCCTTGCGGCCCCCACGCACCGCCCGCCATAGAACTGGCAGGCACGCGCCCGAGCGAACGCCGGGCGAGAAAAAAGCGCCGAGCATCGATCGATGGGCGCTGTTGCGCCGTGTAAGTACGGGACGCCAATCCCGGTCGCCGATTTTGCGGCGACACGGTAATAGTTGCTCCGCTCCTGGGTAGAAGTCAACGAAAATTTCCCAAAATTTCCAACATGAGAAAGCGCGCTCATTTCTGGAACACCCAGCACTTCACGGTGGTGCCGACGCCGGTCAGATCGTCCTTGAGAACCGCGCTGTTGACGGCCACGTTTGCGCCCATGAACTTGTGCCGGCGCGAGTCCCCGAGCAGCGCACGTAGCACCTTGAGATCGGGTACTGGCTGACTGAACTGCGAAGCACGCGCAGCGAAGTGATTGAGGTTGATCGCAATCCTCTGCGCGTCGCGGCTGTGGTTGACCACAGCTTTGCCGTGGCCGGTCGCCTCGAGGTATTCGTAGACCTCCCAGAATTCGTTGACCATCGCGTGGTCCGCGCTGATCGCCTTCTGCCGTTCCAGCGCCATGTCCAGCAACGCGAGCCGCGTCTGCTCGACCATGTCGTCAGGTAGAGCGACAACCAGGCGCAGACAGTCGAACAGCGCCAGCATCTGCGCATGGTTCTTGATGACGCGTTCAAGGCGAAGATCTTGCTGAGCGCGAAGCTTGGCCTCAAACACCTTCACCCGCTCAGCGAACAGATCGAGGATTGCGCGCTCTTGGCGAATGGCACGCACAAGGAAGTGGCTCACCTCTTCGACCTGCAGCGCATTGAGGTTGTCGGCCGCGATCCGGCTTTCGGTGGTGACCTGCGGTCGCTTGAAGTGCAGCTTGACGATGCGCGTGAGGATCGCCTCGCTGGCGTCCACGGCGGCGTTCTGGGTGATCACGATCGTGCCGCGAAACGGCGGCTCGTAGGTCTCGTTGCCGCCATTGCGCACGCCGCGTGTTGCCAGCGTGCCGCCGCCGAAGAAGTCCTTCAGCTCATCCCACTCGAATGTCTTTGAATGAGCCTTGTCTGGCTCGCTGCGATCGGCTTCCAGCAGGACGACGGGCATGCCGGACACCTGGCCCATGGCGCGTGCACGGCCGGCCTTGGACGACTTGGCCGGGTCGAAGCCCTCGTAGTCTGAGCGGCCCAGCAGCTTCCACAGGAAAGTCAGCAGCGTGGTCTTGCCGGCGCCGGCTTCACCGGTGGCTTCAAGAAACGGAAAGCTCTTGTGCCCGGCGCGGATCTGCTCGGCGAACAACGAGCCAAACCAGAACGTCATGGCGACCATGCCGTGCGTGCCAAAGCACTGCCAGAGCCACGGCAGCCAATCTGTGCGGAACGCCTCGGCGTCGCGTTGGATCTCCAAACGGATGGATTTCTGCGTGGTCTTCAAACGCAGCTTGTCGAACTCGAAGTAGTCCTCCTCGTTGGCGGTCACCAGCTCGCCGTCGCGCACAGCCATATCGCCGAGCAGGTAGGCACGGTGCTCCTTGCTGTAGCCCACGAAGTCGATGGCGTCGACCGTCTTGATTGCCTCGGTCTGCTCTTCGATCAGGCGGTCCAGCTGGTGGCCGGTACCGGTGAACATGGCGCCGGCGGCCAGCGAGATAAGGCGCTTCTTGAACTCCGACGCGCTGGAGACATGACCACCTGTAAAGGTGCCCTTTACGCTGGGACCGTCGTGCGGAAAATCGACGCGGAAGTAGTACCAGCTTTCGTCGGTGACCTCTTGGCGCTGGAAATACAGCGCCTCCGGGTAGCAGTTGGCGATCTTCTGGACGGAGCACGCGGCGCGCTTGATCTTCTTCAGATCCTCGGCCGCAACCTCGTCGCCCTCGTCGGCATCGATGTCGCCCAGCTTCTCCTTGCGCAACTTGTCGAAGCGCTGCGTATCGAAATCGAACCAGTACAGGCGTGAGCGGTACTCCAGCCAGAAGTCGTTGCGGCCGTCGTGCTCGAACATCAGCAGGCCTTTGTCTACCGCCGAGCGGGCCACGAGCAGGTCGCCCTGGTAGCGGGCTTCCTTGACGTCGTTGTCCCACTGCTTGGGATCGTCCGACGCGATAGCGCGCAGATGTAGGTCGTTCCAGTCGGTCTTCTTGCTATCGCGCTGGACGATCTGCGCGGCCCGCGAGTCGAAGCCCAACGCTGCTGCACGCTTGATGTGCTTGTGCGTGTACGCACGGGCGCCTGGCTCGTTGTCCAGTGCCCACACAAGCGTCGGAAGATCGGCCATGCGTGCCTTGGACAGCTCGCGCAGCGATTCTTCTGGGAACGCGTTGGAAGACATGGCCGATACCGCGCACACGCCGTGCTGCAGGAGCGCGATCGCATCAAAGATGCCCTCTACGATCCACACCTCGCGCGCCGTCTGCATGGCTGTCAGCGCGGCAGGCGCCGCCCACCACACACCCGCATAGCTCTGGCCTGGCGCAAAGCGCGCCTTCTGTTTGCCGAAGCGGTGCGGGCGATCGATCAGTCGCTCCCACCAGCCGCCCTTGACCAGCGCAAAGCGCACGGTTGCGGTGCCGGCGCTGATCTTGCGATCGTAGTGGCTGTCCTGGGTGTAGAGGCCTTTCAGCGGTGCCAGGTCGAAACCACGCGAGAACTGCAGGTAAGCATCGGCTGCAGCATTGGGAGCCGCAGGCGTTGGCTGGAAGCGCTTTGACCAGTCGTCGAACAGGTCGTCATACAGATCCTTGACGTGCAGTTCGCGCCCGCACTTGGATTGACGGCCGCACTTCACCACCCATGGCTTGAGATGGTTGGTGTAGAGCTCTTTCTTGCTGCACGACGGGCACTTGCCGCCGCGCATGTACTCGGTACCACTCCGGTGCTTGAGTCCGTAATCCCGCTCTAGTCGGGACAGCACCTGTTGCCGCAGATCCTCTTGCATCGAAACTTCCTTAGACGCCGAGCCGGCGCTGAGGCGCGAGCGAAGCTGTGGCGTTGTCGATCACGACATAAGTGCCGCCGGCACGGCGGTGTGCGTCAACGGCGGCTGCGAGCAGGCGTGCCTCTTCGTGCTTGGCGTGTGGCGCGAGGCGCTGCGGAACATTGCTTGCCGCATCTACGAATCGCGGCTCCTGTGCGGTGAACCAGCTGTTGGCGTGCATCACGAGCCGACCTCAATGTTTGCGTGTTGGAGATGGAACAAAACGGCGGCGGCATCGGTCAGCACGACAAGGCGCTCATTGGCGCTGTCAGACGTTGCAAGTCCTTCGCGCATGAGGGTGGCCACCACGACCGCACCGAAGCGCTGCGCGGTCTGCGCAGGCGCATTGCGGCCGATGTAGCCGTGTTCGGTCTTCACCAGGCCGCCGTGGATCAGCGCAACTTCCAGGCAAAGCTTCGCCGTGGGCGGCAATGCCGCCCAATCAAGGGTCTTTCGCATTAGGGGTGCCTCAGATGTGAGGGAAGAACGGCTCGCCGCTTAGTGGAATCAGATCCAACTGGCGATCGCCCAGCGATTCACGGTAGGCCTGCAGCGCTTGGGCGCGCTCATACGCCGGTGTGGGTGGAAGCTCGCTGTGAGAGGTGGGCACGCCGCTGGGGCTGGCAATACCTGTTAACTCCGAATGGCCTGTGTAAGTAGCGCCACACATCGGGTTCTCGCACACATAGGAGTCATGCCGAAGGAACTTATGCGCGAGGAAACTGGTTCGTTTGATGAGCCTTGCACTGCATGCTTCGCAGCGAAAAACGATTTTTTTCCGGCCGAACATGCTCACCCCCTTGAGCTTTTGGCGGTTGGGATTTGTGTGGCACTATTGGGTGGTGCCTTGAGACCCAAAGCAATTGCTGCCTTGTGGGACTCGCCATATTTGCCTTGTGAACGGCCACGGAGCAGGTCATGCACGACCGACCGATCCACGCCGTTCTGCCTCGCGAATGCCGAGACCGTGATGCCATTCGCTTCAAGCCACTGTCGCGCCTGTTCCGGGCTGCGAGGGGTGAACTGCTGCATTTGACTCTTACGGGGCATGTGGCGGTTCCGTTTACTTTTGGGAATTTTGTGGACTTAACTCAACATTGTCAAGTAAGGAAATGCCTGAATGACCGTAGGGAAACGCCTGAAGGAAGAGCGCAAGCGGCTTGGCCTGACGCAGGACGAGATGGCTGTGCAACTCGGCCTCACGCGCTACGCGCAACTGAACTTCGAGAAAGACATCAATTTGCCGGGCGGAGCGTATCTACTGGCCGCGCTAGACCGTGGCGTTGATGTTATGTACGTGTTGTCTGGACATCGGGCGCAGTTGGATCCTGCTGATGTTCGTCTGCTGTCAGCGTTCAAGCGTGCGACGCCTGCAGCGCGGATCACTGCTCTTGCGGCACTTGGCATAGGCTCGGATGCATCGGTAGCTAGTGCTGCGCCCGCCGTGTCGGTAAGCGAGAGCGACGTGGGCCAGACGATTGCAACGACTGCGACAATTGACCAGAGCGGTATGCAAATAAACGTTGGCGGCCGTAAAAAAAAGAAGTCCTGATCGAGCTACAAATAGGACAGCTAGTCCTCGCAAAAGAGTGCGTTATCGGCCGAGTCAGGCTCTAGTTGAGTTTTTTTGGGGCTTCTGTGAAACGTAACGCATCCTTACTGTTTATTGCGCCAGCAAGGACCCGGATTTAGGGTATTCGTGTGAGTGCGGCGTAGTTTTCAGTTGAAACCTGCTGTTGCGAGTAGCTTCAACAGAACCGGGAACGCGCTACTCAATGCATTTCCAAGTGCTCCGCCGATTGCACCTTCGCCAACTTTGCGCAGGGAATCCATTGACTCACGCACAACTGACGTTTTTGGTGTAGGCGACTGCAGTTGAGCCATCAAAGTTTGAGCGTCAGCGAGAGCTTGTCTTGCTGGGCCACCAGCGCTCTGATCCGCGACATCCACAATCTTCTGCAATTGCTGCATTACTTCTTCGAGAGCGCCTTCAGAAAGCGACATTGACTGGATTCCGCTTGAATGTTGTTGAAGTTGTGAATTATTCATCGTGCCGATGTTGTTTACTGTCGTGTAACTCACCGACTGCGCAGCTTGGATTTCCTCACGAGAAAAGGACAAGCCATCTCCTAGGACGCCGGCTGCTTCAAGTTCTATTGCCCAGGTAAGAACCTTGTTTCGGATAATGTCTAATGCGCCCACAATCCTGGTGCTACTGAATACGACATATGGCTCAAGCGGGATGGACATCTTGCTCATGAGTCCGTCCCTTATCGCGGCGGGAAAAAAAGAACGCATGGACCCGTCTTTGACATTCGAGATCATGCCCTCTAATTCGGCAGCACTTTCATTAAGCGGAACAGCGGAAAGCTTGTCAGCCCAGTCCCCTGGCATACTCAATGGCATAGCGCCACGCATAGGGTTCCAGACTTTTAAGTCTCCGTGGACTTGACGATACGCGGGCAAATCGTCGAAGGCTGTATTCACATACCCATTCAGTTCGGCCTCGATCCAGCCAGAATCGGCAACCTCCAGCTTTTTAGAGACAACCAGTGCCTTGCGAAGCAGCTCGCTGAGAGACACATCGCGACGAATAGCGTCTGATTGTATTTCGCGGACTAGGCTCGCCACTCTAATTCTCCTTTTGCGTATGAAATTTTCCCGATCCGATTATGCGCGCACATGTGGACGAACACGTCAAACATGTTTATGCGCGCTGGCTAGGCTGATGGTGCTGGGAACTTCGACCTTACGATAAAGCGTCAGGTCTATACAAAAGAAAGCCGCCGGTTGTACCCGGCGGCTTTCGAGGTGTCGGCGCGTAGCTCCTTGCGATCCAGTCGCCACCGTCCTAGCAGCGCGAGATGACCTGACATCCAGGATGGAAATTACCCTAGCCGGATATGGTCAGCTATCAGGGAATTCCGACAGTTGCTGTAAGGGATGCGTCCGCGCGACGCAGGCGCTCATGTTGCAGCTTCCAATTCGAGAGCGGTCGTGAATCCGCTTGAGCCGGTGATGGCGTGGGTGGTCTTTGCAATCAGCCAGCGTTGCCTATCAATCTCTGGCTTGAAACCGCTTACCGTGAGGGTCTGCTCTGGTAATAGATCCGCCCGTCCGATTGCTAGCGTGTAGTCAAACTTCGCCAAGCCGCGTTTTACCCGCTCCAGCTCCGCGCGCGCATGCTGAAGTGCTGTTGCCTCATCTGCATACGACTCGCGCAGGCGCTTGACGTTGTCGTCCGTGCCGACCAACACCGACTGCCGCCGCGCCTTGCCCTTGTCCACCCAGTACGCGCGCACGCCGGTGTAGGCATCGCGGTCGGCGACTGAGTAGCGATGTTGATCACCATCGCGTCGCGTCAGGGCGACAGTCGGCAGCGGTTTGCCGGTCGCCGTGGTGCCGGCGCCGATCGGCGCGAACACCAACGCACCACCCTTCACCGTTGCCACCGCATCGAATCGGTGGCCCAAGCGGGTGAGCAGATTCATGTCGCTCTCGTTGGCCTGGTCGAGATGGGTAAGCTTGGTGCGTGCCAGCGCCTCTGCCACGCGCGGCGTCAGCCCGTGCTCGCCAGCCAGTGTGTTGAGCACTGCACCCAGCGTGGTGTTGTGCCAGCTGCGTTCGCGCCGCGTGCGCACCTTGGCGGTCAGATCCGCACTGCGCGCGCGCACGGTGGTGATGTCGGGCGCGCCGCTGTACTCCACCTCGTCCACAGTGAAGGTGCCTTTTTCGACCAGGCCGGTGGCTTTCCAGCCCAGCGCCACGGCCAGGCGCACGCCGCGTTTGGGCAGCGCCATCTTGCCGTCGTGGTCGTGGATGCGCAGATCCAGCTGATCGGCTTCGCCGCCACGGCATTCGGTGAGGGTGAGATCGAGCAGGCGCGGTGCGATGCGCTCGGTGAGGTCGGTGCCATCGAGCACCACGCGCCACTGCGGAATCGGGTAGCTCATGCGGCGGTCGCCTCGGGCGCCACGTCGTCTGCACGGCGCAGGCTCAGCTGGAACTCGACCCGGCGTGGCGTGCCATCCGGGAAGAACAGCGAGGCCGTCTCATTGACCGACAGCAGCACATACGGCCCATACACCCAGCCCGTGCCATCGACCAGCGGCAGCGGCTCGCCGGCGGCTGCGAGTCTGCGCAGCGTGGTCAGCGATCCACGCGAGCCGGTCAAGTCCGGCGCGATCAGGCCTGATAGCTCGATCGTTTCATCGCCTGGACCCAGGAACTGGCTGGCCGCTCGCGCACCGACGCGCTCGCTGGTGGGGTGGCGCCAACTCATCTGCCGCTGCAGCTGCAGATATGCGGCGCTATCGAGGGCAAACACAAACGTGCCGTAGGACATCATCATCGGGGGTGATCCTCAGTCGTCGCGCAGGCTGGAGCGGCGGGTAGCCGCCGTGCGCCGGTCGCGCTCTTCAAGTTGACGGGCGACTTCGCGCGCCAGTGTTGTCGCATCCATGCTCGGTGCGGCATGGACGTGGATGACGTAGCTGTTGCCGCCTGCAGGCGCGCTGGCGGCGCGCGTAGGGGCCGACAGCGGCGCCCGGCTATCGATCGCCGCCACAGGCGCTGTGGCTGTCGCCAGGGCCAGGCCGGCGCCCACCGCACGCATCCGGTTGCCAAGCGCCATGACGGCCTGCACAGGCGCGCCCTGGCCGCGCTGCAGGCCCACAGTGAGGCCTTGCATGGTGAAGTCGCCCAGCTGGGCAAACACGCGCGAGGGGCTATGGATGCCCAGCAGGCCCTTGAAACGATCGACCACGCCGCTGCCGACGCTGGCGATCGCATTGCTGGCGGCGCCGAGCTTGGAGCGGATGCCCTGGACAAGGCCGCTGATCATGTCGGCGCCGGCCTGCAGCATACGGGCCGGCCAGTTGGCCAGCTGCAGGTTGATACCCGCCCATAACTGAAGCAGCCCCTGGCGGATGCGATCGCCGTTGCCGGTGAACACGCCCACGATCAGCGACCACGTGCCCTGGACCGTTTGCCACACGCCGCCGAGGATCTGCTTGATCACCGGCAGGACGAACGCAAACGGCTTGATCAATCCGCTGATCATGTCGGCGCCGGCCTGCAGCATCTTGGCCGGCCAGTTGGCCAACTGCATGTTGATGCCCGCCCATAGCTGCAGCAGCCCTTGGCGAATGCGATCGCCGTTACCGGTGAACACGCCCACAATCAGCGCCCAGGCGCCCTGGACCGTTTGCCATACGCCGCCGAGGATTTGCTTGATCACCGGCAGGACGAACGCGAACGGCTGGAGCAAGCCGCTGATCATGTCCGCACCGGCCTGCAGCATTCGCGCCGGCCAGTTGGCCAGCTGCAGGTTGATGCCGGCCCACAGCTGCAGCAGCCCCTGGCGGATGCGATCGCCGTTGCCGGTGAACACGCCCACGATCAGCGACCAGATGCCCTGGACGGTTTGCCACACGCCGCCGAGGATTTGCTTGATCACCGGCAACACGAACACAAAGGCCTGCACCAGCCAGCCGATCGCCTTGACGGCCAGCTGCAGCTGGGTGACCAGCACCGCACCGATGATCTGCCCGAAGCCGCGACCGGCTTGAGTTGCACCGTGCAACTGCGCGGTGGTGGCCTCGAACGGCGTCAGCAGCTGCTTGAGCCACGCCCAGGCCTGGCCCATCGCAGCGGCCACGGTGTCCCACACCGGCGCCAGTGGCGCGAGTGCCGCCTGCAGCTCGGCCAGCACCGGCGCGGCCACATCGACGATGCCTTGCCACACACCGGTGGCGAAGGCCTTGATCGGCCCCCAGTACTTCCACACCAGCAGCGCCACCGCAGCGACGGCCGCGCCGATCGCCAGTACCGGCAGGCTGACGCCGCCGAGCAGCGGCAGCAGCAGGCGCGCGCCATTGGCGAGCATCGGCAGCACGCGGCCGCCGAGCGCCAGTCCCTGCCGCAGCAGCGCACCAAAGCCGCCACCGCCCGACAGCAGCGCAACGGCGCCGTGGATCTGCGAAAACGCCATCGCGGCGACGCCGCCGGCCACCAGCAGCCCACCCAGGATCGTGACCAGCGCGGCGGCGCCGATCGCTACCTTAGCGATCGCACCGACCAGGGCTGGGTTGGCGCGGATCCACGTTGTGACCTGGCCGACCACGGCGGCGGTGCGCTCGGTCAGTTCCTTGAACTGCGGCAGCAGGGTCTGGCCGATCGACTGGGACACCACCACGGCGGTGTTCTTCAGCAGCTGCAGCGAGTTGGCCGAGGTGGCCACACGCGATGCGTACTCGGCTGACATCGAGCCGCCGTAGCGCTGCGCATCGGCCACCTTGGCGAAGTTGCCCTGCAGCAGCTCCAGATTGGTTAGCAGCGGTGCGATCGCACCGATCGACTCGCGGCCGAACAGCTGCGTCATCGTCGCGGCCTGCTCGGCCTTGGGCAGTGCGCGCAGCTTCTGCAGCACCGACATGATCGCCCCGCCTGCATCCTTCTGCATGAGCTGGGCCATGGTCTTGGCCTTAATGCCCAGCTTGTCGAAGGCCTCGCGCTGGCTCTTGGTGGCCGACTCGCCCGAGGCCAGGGTGAGTAGCATGTTTTTGATGCCGGTGGCCGAGACTTCCGACTCGATGCCCATGCCGGCGACGGTGGCGCCCAGCGCTGCCAGTGGCCCGCTCTGCAGGCCGGCCACCTCGCCAAGGGCACCAATGCGGTTCACCACCGCGCTGATCTTGTTGACGCTGGCCGGGCCGGTGTTGCCGAGGTAGTTGATCTTGTCGGCCAACACGACCACTTCGGCCTGGCCCATGCGAAAGGCCGTGCGCCAGGTGGCCATGGTCTGGCCGGCGTCCTCGGCGCTGCTGTCGAAGGCCACGCCCATCTTGGCCGCGTCCTCGGCGAAGCGGACCAGCTCCTGGCGCGGGATGGCCGCCTGGCCGGCGGCCGCCACGATCTTGGCAATCTCGGCCGGCAGCATGGGCAGGCGCATGGAGAGGTTCTCGACATCGCGCCCCATCTGCAAGAACTGCTGCGGCGTCTTGAAGTCCACGACCTTGCGCACGTCGGCCATCGCCGACTCGAACTCCATCGCATCGCTGATCGGCAGCGCGGAGGCGCCCAGTGCGCGCTGGCCGGCGAACGCCATGCCGGCGCCGTAGGCGCTCGCCTGCAGGCCGGCGCTTTGGATGCGGGCGCTGCGTCGTTGCGCGGTATCGATCGCCACCAGGCGCTGCTGCTGGGCGCGCATGGCGGTGTTGGTGCTTTCGATCTCAGTGCGCAGGCGCCGCTCGTGCGTGACCAGCTCGCGTGTGCTGATCCCGGCCGTTTCCAAACGACCGCGCAGGCGCTGCAGGCCGGCCTCCTGCGCGCCGTGTGCGGTCTTGAGGTCGCGTGCGGCGCGCACGGCGCGCTCGAACTCAGCATTCATGGCGGCGGTGGGCGTGCCGGTGGCCTTGATCTGCTGGGCCAGCGTGCGCGCCGATTGCCGCTGCGCATCGAGCGCGGTCTTGGCATGCTGTGCCAACGCCACCTGTTCGCGATACGCGCCGATGTCGCGGTGCTGGCTGTTGAGTTGACGCAGCGCGTCGCGCTGATTGCGCAGTGCGGTGGCAACGCCACGGCTGCCATTGAGTACACGCCGGAACGGGCCGGTGGCGCGATCGACGGCGGCCAGGATGACCTGCAGGCGCAGATTGTCGGAGGCCGCCATTTAGGCGGCCTCGTTCGTTGGGTGGGGCATCATTCGGCTCCGCTTCTTAGGCGGGCACGCTCGCGCCACGCCGTGAGTTCGTGCAGCGACCAGCCGTCCATTTCAGACGGCGGCCAGTGGAAGATGGCCGCGATATCGGCCATTGCATCCTCTACGCAGTTGGGAAGTCCGTCTCCCTCATCGCCTTCGGCAAGAAAAAAACCACGGCCTCCTGGCCTACCGCCACCAGGTCGGCCGGATCCATCGCATTGACGTCTGCGGTGGTCAGCGCGGGCGAAGAGATACGCGGCAACAGGGTCGCCAACGCGGTGACATCCATCTGCAGCAGATCGGCGAGCTTGAGGCCGCGCAACTCACCAGCGCCGGGCTTGCGCACCTTGAGCTCGGTGATGGTCTGTTCGCCACGCACGATCGGCTGGTCGAGAGGAATGGCTGGGGAAAAGGTCGGGGTCATCGGAAGGTCTCAGGGCTGAGGCCTGGCGGCGCCAGGCCGGAAGGGTCAGGCGCCGATGGCGCGGCGATGCGGGGCAAGCAGATCCACGCCGTTGACGATCTCGATCATGTTCATCAGATCGATCTCGATCACGGTGGAGCCATTGATCATCAGCTTGTAATAGCTGGCGGAGGTCTTGACGGCGAACTCGGTGTCGTCGCCGGACTTACCGGTACCGGGATCAATCTCTTTGTGACGGCCGCGCACCACAAATTCGACAGCATCCACCGCGCCGCTGTCGTCGCGCTGGTAGGCGCCGGCAAAGCGCAACTGCACCGCGCTGTGCGAGATGGCGCCGTACTGATTCAGCACGCTGCGCATCATGCCGCCGCACTTCCATTCGAGCTCGATCTTCTCCTGGCCGAAGTCGATATCGACCGGGCCATTCATGCCGCCGCCGCGATATTCCTCCATCTTGCGGGACAGCGTGGGCAGCTTCACTTCGACCACCTGGCCGAGATAGCTCTCACCGTTGTTGAACAGGTTGAGCGCTTTGAGTTTCTTGGGCAAAGCCATGGGTTTCTCCGGGAATCTATGGCGGGTGCGTTACGCGTTGACGCGTTCGGCAAAGTCGGCCAGGTAGCTGGTGGTGATCTTCTGGTACAGCTGCAGGTTCTCCAGCGGCGGTACCGGCGTGTAGTCGTAGTCGATGCGCAGCGCGCCATCGGCAAGCGTCGTGGCGCTGTTGACGGTGCCGTCGAACCAAGCGGTGGCATCGATCAGGTAGCCGGACGCTTTCAGGTCGCGGAACTTGGCGTTGATGTCTTCGACGATGTCTTTGACCAGCGAGGGATGCATCGGCTTGTCGACGTAGAACGCCATGCCCTCGGCGATGGTGTCGGCCAGGACCTGCGCGGTACGCGTGGCCGTCTCGAACGCGAACATGTTGTCCTCCGCGCACGTGCGCGATCCCCAGAAGCGTTGCCCGTTGAAGTTGACCAACGTGGTGATGTCGCCCTCGTTGAGCACACCCGCATCGGTGGCCGGATCCTGCAGATCCCAATGCACATCCTTGGAGATGCCGGTGACGCCGGCCACGGGCACGTTGGACAGGCTCTTGTGCCAGCCCTGTTCGGTGTCGATCTTGGCGCGCAGGCCGAGCGCACGTGCAGTGGCATACGCCGCCGTCGTGGTGCTGGTGGCGGTGTCGAAGGCCAGGAAGTCCGGCCAGATCAGCATCAACTCGCGATCGCCGAACTGCCCACGGTAGGTGATGGCCTCGGCCACGGTATCGGCGACCGGCCGCACGTAGGCCATGGCGCGCAGCTTCTTGGCGATGGTCGCCAGGGCCTTGGCCACCGGTGGTGTGTCCAGGCCAGGCGCGCCCAGGATGCGCGGACGCACACCCAACTGTGCTTGCGCCGCGAGCAGCGCATACAGGCCGGTATAGCCACTGGACTTGGTCTCGCCGATAACGTTGGACGAGGTCTTGTCCGCGTCTTCGCCTTCGGCCACACGCACGACCACAGTCACGGGATTCGTCTGGTCGGCGATGCCCTGCAGCGAGGCACGCAAGGTGCCCTTGGTGCCGGCACTGGCGATGGCACCGAGCACGTCGGTGAGCATCACAGCCTTGTTGAGCGGGAAGACCTTTTCATCCGCATCGGACGCCGTGGCGACCAGGCCGACAATGGCAGTGGAGACGGTGCGGATGACGCGCGCACCTGCGCTGACTTCGATGACGCGAACGCCGTGGTGGTAGGCAGTAGACATAGGTTCCTCGATCAGGACGAGCGGAAGCGGAGCGGGATGGTCATGCGCGAGCGCGCATTGGCGGGAGCAACGTCGGTGCGTTCGCCCTCAATCGTCAGCACGAAGCTGCCAGGCGTATCGCCGATGACCAGGGCGACGCGGGTCAGGCGCAGGCGCGGCTCCCAGCGCATTAACGCGGTGGCCGTAGCGCCGTAGAGCAGCGTGCGGGTGGCGCCGTTGAACGGCTGGTCGATCAGCTCGGGCAGCAGCGAGCCAAAATCGCGGCGCTGCTCGCGCGTGCCGATGGGCGTGGTCAGAATGCAAGCGATCGATTGGGCGAGGTGTTGCTCACCCTCGATCACCTTCCCAGTGGTTGCATCGACGCCGATCACTGCGGCCCACCGCTGAGCGCACTACCGGCCGTCACGCCGGTGGTCTTGTGGTTCTTGAGGCTGATCCCGCCGCCGATGACATCGGTGGTCGCCTTCGCGGTACCGGTGATGGTCGCATCACCATTGAGCATCGTCTTGCCGTTGACGGTCAGCGGGCCATTGAGCGTGATGCCGCCATCGGCAGTAATGGACGCGGTGCCGCCGCTGGGTAGCGTGGCCTGCAGCGCATGCGCCTCGGTGTCGTAATGGATCTGCGCGCCATCGGCAAAGCGCAGCACGTGTAGCGTGTCGGACGCGGCAGGCGCTGCGAATTGGTCGGAGTACATGCCCCGTAGCACCACGCCATCGGCCAGGTCGCCAGCCGGCGACAGCACCACGACTTGTTCGCCGATCGCCGGCGCCGACCAGATGATGGTGGTGCCGGCCAGGGTGACCACCCAGGGCAGATAGTCGGTCAGCATCTCGCCGACCTGCACGCGGCATCGCGCCGTGGCGAGATTCACCTCGGCGACGGTGCCGAGGCGAATGGCGTTACTCAGTGCGGAGGATGCGTTGCCCATGCAGTCATGGTCGTCGCGCGCGTGCAGGATGACACCGCAGTTGTGCTGTAGCTGCGCGATCTACGCAGCGCAGCGGTGCTACAAATTCGCAGGCGGCTCAGGTGCGATGACTTCGCGCTGGGTGAACTGCGCGTCGAAGTAGTACAGCCCGTCACCGCGTTTGAAGTACATGCCAGGCTCGCACACAGTCTTGTCTTGGAGTGCGCGGAACTCGAAACCTTCAATGGTGAAGCCGCTATCGGAAACGATGATGTTGACCACCACGTCGGTCCCGCCTTGGATCATCGCGTAACGTCCAATTGTCATCTCAGCACCACTCGATGAAAACAAAGCCGGGGCACCCGGTGGAACCATCCTTGCCAAACGTGCTTGCCGTGGAGCCATTGGACACGCCGCCCCCACCGCCACCGCCAGCTCCAAAGCCGAAGCCTTTACGACTTGCGGATGTGGTTTCGCCAGCACTACGCCCGCCAGGCCCGCCGCCGCCGAATGCGCACGATCCGCCGGTGCCTGCAGGCCCGTAGGGTGCGTTGACTGAGATAGATGCCGAATCGCCACCGGCTGGGTAGCCATCTCCACCGGTTGCACCGCCGACCTGCGTTGCACCAACGAGACCGCCGCCGCCACCCTGACCGGCAGCGAGGGAGATGAGATTGCCGATGACGGTTACCCCGCCGGCACTACCAGCTACGCCGCTTGTACCGTCCGTCCTAGAGCCTGCGCCAGCGGATCCACCGGCACCGATGACGATCGGATGACTGGCTCCAGGCGTGACCGCGAAGCGCACGCGCTGAATCGATTGCCCAGCGCCGCCACCGCCGCCACCGGTCGCGGTGTAGCTGCCTGACCCAAGGACTTTCTCGGCACGCGTTGCACCGCCACCACCGCCGCCACCGCCGGCACAAGCACTGACGTAAACCGCCGTTACCCCTGCCGGAACAACGAAGGTGCCGGATACCTCAAAGCGCGCACAACCACTGCGGCTGTCGATCGCCGCTTTTAAAGCGTCCGGTGTGACGGCGCGTTGCGGGTCCGTGCCCGCAATGGCCTCCGCGCGCGTGGAAAGTTCGACGATGCCTTCCTTCTCGGTGGTCGCGGCCGGGTTGGTGAAGTTGGCATTGCCGAACGTCACCGAAGACACGGTGACCCCAGAAAACAGGATGTCGGCCGACATCAGCAGGTCCGAGGCGGCGGCCTTTTCCATGATCAGCTCGGGCTGGGAATAGCTGCCCAGCAGCGTGCCGTTTTCCAAGTACAGCCCAAAGCCGCGAACCTCATAGGTTGCCCGGCTCGTGTCGCTGACAGTGACGTGGATGGTGGTGGACGACGTGGTGCCGCCTGAGATGCTTGAGAGCGTCAGGTGCTGACCTGGGACGCTCTTCAGCTCTTCCGTTGCAGCGAATGCCGCCGCAGTGAAACCGATGCTGGCCACCTTGACGGCGTTGGTGCCGTTCTTCTCGGCGTTGATCAGCGCTGCACGACCAGCGGTGGTGAGAACCAGTTGTAATGCCATGGCTTATCCCTGCGCCGTCATCGACAGACGGCGGTAGTTGATGATGCGAATACCGGTGGCCAACGTGACGTTGCCGGTGGCTTGCAGCCCCTGCACGAAGCCGAAGTGCGAGCGAACGGGCTTGGTGCGCTCGACCTCGGCGATGACCTCATCGACAAATCGAGCGCTCGCAGCCCGCCCATCGGATCCATTGAGCGTGAGCGTCAGCTCGAAGGTATGCGGCTGGCCGCGTGGCTGCTGCTGCCACCACTCGCGGATGGTCACCGCACCCCCGAACGAGGCCACCACCATGCGCACGCTATTGGCGGTGCCCTTGCGGCGTTGGATTGCCATAGCGCTACGCAAGCGCGAACGCTTGACCGCATCGCTCCAGTCGGCCTTCCAGTCGTCAACCGAGAGCGTCCAGGCCAGCCACGGCAGATGGCCGGCCGGGCATGTGTCCGGATTCCACAGGTCTGGATATGGCAACGGGATCGCTTCCAGGCGCGCCGCAACGGCGGCCAGGGCACGCTCCATCGGCGTGGCATTGGGCGGCAGCGGGGAGTTACTCATCGATGCCGGCGTGCACGATGTCGATTGATGTGCAGTACGCAGCCTGCGTGCGGCTGATCCGAAGGTCGGCTGCAGGCGAGTCCAGCTCCACGCGCTGCACGCCATCTGCGAATAGCTTTGCCTTGATGGCCGACTCGGGTACGTCGCGACCGATGCGGTGTGCCTCGTCCAGATACGCCTGCAGGCTGCGCATCGCCTCGCGCATGACCACTGCCGAGTCGGGGCCAGCGTAGGTGTAGACGCGCCCACGAATGGCATACGGGACGATCTGGGCGCTCTGGACCGTGACACTGTCGGTCAGCGGGCGCACGTCGTCGTTGGTGAGGATCGCCGCGACCTCGTCCAGCAATGCCTGGGGAGCCGTGCCGTTTCCGGTACGCGACTGCACCGTGACCAGGACTTGACCAGGCGCGGGGCTGGTCGCGCTGGCGTCCATGACATCGGCTGCTGCACTGAGCGCGTGATAGATGTACGCGCCCTCGGGGCCGGCAACGCTGAAGCCCTCCGGAGCCAACTGAATGCGGCGGCGGAAGTCCACGTCTGACTCAAGCGTCGGTGCGATGCCGGTCTCAGGTTGCCTCGGATCGAGCACCAGACGCGCTACTCCGAACAGCCCGCCGAGGTGATCGAGATTGGTGCCGGTGGCGAAGGCCAGCATGGTCTGCTGCGCCTTGTCGTTGGCGCGCTGGCGTAACAGAAGTTCACGAGCGGCGAACAGCTGCAGAAGCTTGTAGGCCGGATCGGCTTCCGTGAGCGCGGAGAACTCTGGAAGCAGCCTGCGAAATTGGGCCAGCGCTTCGGCGAATATCGTCTCGAAGTCCAGCGCCTCTATAAGGTCGGGAGCTTGGAGCCTGGATAGATCTACCGCTGTGAAGGAAGCCATAGCGCATGCTGAGAGAGGGAGTTGTTATAGACTCCCCTCGTTGCGCTAATGGGCCAATGCACTTGTCTAGTAAAGCCTAAAATTACATGCCACGATTAGTGTCGTCTCAGTAGATTTCATACTGATACAGATCACTCAAGTCTCATGCCCCGAACTTTAACTCTGTGCTGTTCGATATTCTCGGCCGCCGCACGCAACTGTTCTTGTGACGGATCTCCATAGCTGACGATATCGGCCATAAAGCCGTTAAAACGTGTTTCCATTCCGTCCATGCTGATCCCATCTATCGAAGACCTGCGGAATATTTTTCTTGCTAGCTGATAGAGCTCTTGCGGAAGTTGGTTGGTCACCATCCGCTGCGCCATCCAGAGATAGATGTCAACAATCTGAAGTCCAATTGAGTTACTGCTATCCATTACAGTTATCTCTCTGGCCGGATGGCCTCTTCCAAGAATTTCGTCAACGTCCATGTGCTTGTATAGTGGGTGATTCAGAATAGCCCGTCTGTCCTCTAGGGGCGCATGCTGCGTTCCCTGCTTTATCAGTCCTTGCACCCGATGGGTTTCAATCTGAGCTTTGTTAAACTCATTTTGTCGATCGACAATGATTGAAGACGCATCTTTTAGCCCCTTATTTCTGAGCCTTCTAGCCATAGCGCTCACGACAAACTGGAAGCCAACAGCATTGGGAGAGACGATTTTTTTATCTGGATAGCCAAAATCCAGCGCCATTGGATTTTTTATCCCGTATGAAAGGGCGTCCAAGATGATCTCTATGCTTCTGGGGTCCAGGCCACTATTAGAGGCTCTTGTTTTTATTTCCGCAAGCAGTTCAACAATATCTGATTCGCGTTTTTCAATTTTACGGTCCGTGCATAAGCTCCACGATTTGCGAAGTAGGTCTTCGTCCAAGATATAAGCTAGCTTGTGGAGTATCATAAATCGCATCGGCGTCCAATATATCTCCCATTTGACTGCAGGATTTAGCCCGGCATCAAAGACCGCGTCAAAGAAAAGAACTATGGCGTGCGTCCTTTTTTCTATAAAATAATAATCAAAATCAAAACTCATCTTGTCTTGAAGTTTGAAAAGTAGATCTGAAATTTTTACTATTCCAGATGCACGCAGATCTTTGGCGTGAAGTTCAGTCGATTTCACTGCTTGAAGCATCTTCCTATGAAGATCAACTCCGATTGCGTCAACATTCATTCTGCTAGATAAAACGCCATAGCCTAATCTCGGCTGATCCTTATTGAAGAGGTCGTTACCCGTGTTCCCAGTCTCGTCGATATGAAAGAACATTTAATCTCGCTTATTTTTGGGTATATTTTTTGGAGATTGGCAATGGCAATGGGTTTGCAATTTAAATGCAAACATCGGATGCCATTTTTTTTGAGGACAGCTCAGAGATAAAATTAGATTTACTTAGTAATCTAACGCATGGAATCTCTCCAATTGGATACTTCTCAAGTCGATAAATAAAATCATCACCGAAATCGATGTAGACAGGGCGCGTAGCAGTGAGCCAAGTGCTATGAGGGCGTAACCAAGAGTACTGGTGATGGCCGACGTATGCTTCTTCGAACATTTCTTGATCGTTTGGCAGGAAGAATATAATCCCCATATTTAAGTCTGGGTACTTCTTTCTATCTTCCTCAACTAACGAGCGTTTAACGTACATTCCACGACTTGTGCCCCGATGACTTGGATGTTCAACGGGATACCAACTTAAATTTTTTGCCCACTCCAGTGAAGGATCCGGAAGAATGTGGTGCACGGTGAAGTTCTTGGCGAACTTGGCGCCATCGATAATCCATACTAAATTTTGATAGAAATCCTCCCGAGATTGGCGTTCGACATCTGTCATCGCTGAATGCTGGATCTCAATATAAATTCCTGATTGAGTCTTCACGTCGCAGCGATGTATCTCGCCATCAGGGGCTTTATGATTTATTTCGCGGCATTCCAAAGGCCAATTAGCTTGCCAATCCAGATGCCATTGAGTCATGCCCTCCCACCACGGATCGCATTCGAGCCGCCCTTTGTGTGCCCAGTGGTGAATGACCTTGGGTCCGCACTTGGCGATCATTGCAGATCCGCAGGTTGGGCATTCACCCTTTGCTCCAGCAATAGGAGGCGATCGCACGCCATCAACAAGCGCTAATCGAATTGAGTTGCGTGTCATCGAAGTGCAACCAAGAATGCGGCAATACTAGCAATTGCAGTGCCCAGTATTCCAAAAAATAAGCGCAATGCGAAACGCTTCGCGGTCGATTTCTGGCGACGGCGTATTGCATTGTTGTCTTCTTCTTCGCGTGTCTCCATCCGAACGATGGTGTCTTCGGAAACATCGAGTCCTCGTCGCTCAAGCTCAGCCTGGGCAATGGACAATGCCTGCTCGCTAAAATGGCCTTTTACCCAGCGCTTCAGCAAGTCGTCGTCACCAATAAGACGCAGCGAACCTCTGATCGTTTCGTCAGATATTTCCATCGAAAGGCACCCCCGAGTTCCCCGTCTCGTGAGTCTAATTCGCCCAAACCTCTATGCACAATGCCGCATAAAGCTTGAGTTCGCTTGTCGCTAGTTGGCAGCAGGAAACTAGCGATGCTCGGCCAGATGATCAATCAGCAAATCCAAAATCGTCTTGTGGTCTGACTGATTGAAGCCCAACAGCACACGCTTGTCGTATCGCGCTTGTGGTCCGCCAGGCCGCACCTGTTCGGTCATGCCATCTTGGTGCACACGTGCGATGCGTGACACACGCCCCACGAATCCCACGCTCACAGCGTTAGGACTGGCGCTGAACTTGAAGAACTTCGCCTGCCGCAGCTTGGCAAACATCTTCGCGCGCTTTATGCGCCCGGACTTCTGGCGTAGCTGCTGCTTGCGCGGCGCGTATGGTGAGCCATCGGGCGCTTGCTGCTTGCCGATACGCTGGCTTTGCGAGCGCCTCAGTTCCGTTCCGATCTTGCGTGCCAGTGTGCGGCGTTCACCCGGCTGCAGGCGGGCCAGCAACGGCGCGGCCCAGTTCTCCAGCGCGGTCAGCTCATCCATGTGGGATCGATCTGCGGCTCGGGCGCATGAGTGATGTCATAGCCGCCGCCATCTTTCGCAGTCACGACGACGCGTTCGGTCAGCGGCAACTTGATCGACAGATCCACGGCATCGTTGGCGAGGATGTCGGCGTCGAAGGCGATCTCGCCACGCCGCGCCGGATTGGACAGCAGCTCGGACTGATTGACCTGCACCCATTCCAGCAGCGGCAGCATCACGCTGTCCGGGTGGCCGGCGTAGTCGGTCACGATCAGGTTGAGCGTGTACTGGTACTCGAACGATAGCCCCGGCTGGAACGTGCTGACCAAGCTGCCGGCGTCGATGAACACCAGCAGCCGGTCGGCATCTCGTGCCAGGTCCGGCAAGGCCGCCACCAGATGCGCGCGCAGGCTGGCGGGCTTGATCATGGCGCCGGCTCCAGCGTGTGCAGGCCGATCCAGTCCTGCAGCGCGCTCAGTTGCGCGGCGGTGGCGTGGCAGCTGGTGTAGTTGTCGGCGACGGTACCGGCAATGCCAGAGAGCGTAATGCCGGCGGCCGTCGCATCAGGATCTCCGGTGGGCGGCCCGGCAGGGTTGCCCGAGGCGGCAGCGTCATGCAGCCGCACAAAGCCAGCAGGGATAGCGCAAGCAGCATCGGCTTTCTGGGTGACATAGATCGGGATCTCGCGGGTGATGGTGGCGCCGGCTTCGCGCACGATCTGCACGCGGTCGACGTACTGCGTCACGACGGTGGTGGAGCCTTTGGCACTGTCGCGTTCCGCTTCGGCCTGGCGCTTGGCGAGCAATGCCGCGTCGCGGTCTGTCTGCGCGGCGCTGACGCGCCGCTCCTGCCACACGCAGCCACCGACGAGCACTGCGATCAGCGCCATCAGGACGATCAGGCGCGTGACCATCAGCTGACGCCCAGGATCTGCAGGGCGCGCTGCGTGCGGGTGACGCGATCGCTGTGGCCTTCGGGCAAGCGCTTGGCACGCACGTTGCCCAGGTTGATCTTGCGGCCCAGGCCGAGCACGTCGCCCGCATCGGCCAGCACGTTGAGGCCGTTGTCGTGCCAGTACGCTGCAGCACCCAGTGCGCTCGGCTCAACCTGCAGAAGCAGATCTGGCTGCTCTTCGACCGGCAGATCGATCAGCACACCGATGCGGCGGTAGTTGCCCCGGAAGGTGTGCTGCATCGGACCACGGCCCCGGTGGCGATAGCCATCGCCGCTGGCTTCGTTGCCGTTGCCCAGGCGGTTGGCGTAGACGAAGTTGGCCAGGCCGACCGGGTTGCGCAGGAACTTGGGTGCCTGGGCCGGTGTGATGCGCTCGCCATAGACCTCCAGCAGTCGGGCGCTGGTGGTGTAGGTCAGCCCTTCTTCCATGCGCGTCAGGCTCAGGCTTTCGTGGCCGACCTGGCCGAGCCAGTGCGCGGCGCGACGCTTGGTGGTGATCCCGAAGCGGTTGGCGGCGGCGAGCAGTGGGCCGTGCCAGCGCTGTGCGCGTTGCGGCGAGCACTGCATGATCGAGGCGAGCTGGGTATCGGTGAACATCAATCGACCTTCAGGATGCGCGCCACATTGCCCTGGGCGCGGTAGGTGAGCACCGCCAGCACGATCAACGTGCCCAGGTGCCATGGACTGACTTGCGAGCCGGCGCCGGCCAGCAGGATGTGCAGCGCCTGGCCGCCGGTGCTGGCGATCAGCAACCACGCGCACCAGCCGGCGCCGCGTCGATGGCGCGCATCGACCGGCCGGTGGTAGGTAAGCAGGCGGACGCAGATGGCGAGCGAGGCCATCAACGTCAGGACGGTGACCAGGCTATGCACTGGGCGGACCTCCACGACGTAGGAAGGAAAAGTCGAACGACTTGCTCTTTTCGATCAGGCCCAACGTGACGGTGATCGCGCACGCCGCACTCGCAAAGGCGGCCACGCCGCTGGACTTGATCGGCAACCAACGCAGGATTTCCGGCGCCAGCTGGTAGCCGGCGATCACGCTCACCGGGAAGTAGATCAGCCGCGCCAGCAGCGGTTGCTTGGCGGCGGACACCACGAACAGCGCGCCGCCGGCGAAGGCGCCGATCAGCGCATCGCCGTCGATGCCAGGCAGCACGGAGGCAAGGCCCACACCGGTGGCGATCAAAAAGCCGCTCGATACGGAGGTGGGTTCGGTCATCAGATCAGTCCCATAGCTGCACAAGCGGCGTCATCGCCGCTGTGGTGGTGGTTACCTCGGGCAACTCCACCGGCGTGCCATGCGGGAGCACGGCGCCCAGTTCGGCCAGGCCGGGATTGAGGAGATAGGTGCGCTCGACCAAGCCGGCCGTGCTGCCCAGATGGCGCCAGCACAGCAGGTCAACGGTGTCGCCTTGCATGGCGTGCACGCGCATCAGATGAGCTCCACCGTGCTGCGCGGCAGGTTCTGCAGATCGCGCACGGCCCAGCGCTGATCGCGGCGCAACTCGGTGATGCTTGGTGACAAGTCATCGGCGCGCTGGTTGGCGCTGTCGGTCGCATCGAAGCTGCGGTAGCGCTCTGCCACCTCGACCGCTGTGGCGCACGCAACGGCGCGTTGGTACAGCTGCACGCGGCGCGAGACGCCATCGACGGTGGTGCTGGGCACATCGGCCAATACCGCGTAGCCGGCCGCCTGCTGCTTATCCGCCCAGGTCTGCAGCGCATCGTTCACCGCGAGCATGGCAGCGACGATGGCGTGGCGCAGGCGCGCATCGGTCACGGTGCCATCCAGGCGCATGCTCGCCCGCACGCTGGTCGGTGCGATCGCCGGCCAGAACGGCGCATTGGCGATCGCATCAGGCGTGGCGCTGGTGGTCCCGGTGGCAGTGAATCCGCTCATGGATGGCTCGGAAAAGATCGCCGGTGGTCGGGGCGTCACCGCAGCGATGGTGTGCTGTGGATCGGCCCCGAGCCGGCGAGGGTTGCGGGGACGCTCGGTTATGCGTTGGTGCCTGCAGGCTCAACGCTGAACTTCTTCAAGAGGCGCTCGGCGCGCTCCAGATCCTTCTTGCCGCCGCAGCTGCCATGCAGTGCGATGGCGCGCTGCAGGTCGGCCACAGCGGCAGCGGCGATGGGCTGCGCCTGGTCGGCAGGCGTCTCATCGGTGATGCCCGCCAGCGATGCGCGTGCCAGTGCCAGGTGCAGCTTGGCGCGCACCTCATCGGGCATGTCCTGCTCGGCGGTCAGCGCGGCGGTGTCGGCCAGCACGGCCGCATCGAACACCTGGCCGGTCTTCTGTGCCGACAGCGCTGCCTCGGCAATCTCTTCGGCCAGCACGCAGCCCACCGTGCGCGAGAAGCGGTCGGGCATCTGCAGGTTGTGCTTGAGCACATAGGCGCCCAGCTCCAGCGCGCCGGCATAGTCGCCGGCATCAATGCGCCACACCATGCACGTCATGACGATCTCGTCCTGAGCGCCCTGGCCGCCGGCCAGCACGCCGGCTAGATACGGCACGTAGGTCGGCAGCAGCTGCGCCTTGAGCGCCGCCTTGCCCTGGGTGGACTGGATCTGCTTCAAGCGCAGGCGATCGCTCTGCAGCTGCGCCATGTGCTGCTCGTAGGCCGTTGCACCGGCCATCAGCTGGTGCGGTGCGCGCTGGGCGGCTTCCAGCTCGGCGAGCACGCGGCTGTGGTGACGCTTGGCGGGACTGTCGGCCATGGTTTAGGCCTCGATCTCGATGTGCTCGACCACGCAGCCCAGGCCGTAGTCCTCGACCACGTACGCATCGTTGGAGGACTCGTAGTTCTCGATGCGATCGCGTGCCGGCACTTCCTGGATGTAACGGCGACGGCCGCCGGTCTGGTAGTAGATCGACAGGTTCGCAAGCGAAGTCACCATCAACGCGCCGTCCGGCAGATACGGCACCTCGGCCACCTGCAGGCCGCCGACGCGGCGCTGGCTCAAGATTAGGTCGGTGGCGATATTCTCGCTGGCCGGCTGGTCCTTGTTGACCATCGGGAAATACTTGTCGTGCATCAGGTCGCGGCCCAGCACCACCACCAGGCTCGGATCCTTGCGGTGCCATGGGTCGAGCAAGTTGCTCACCACATCGAACACCAGCGCATCGAGGTTGCGGTAGTCCGCGCCATCGCCGGCGCCGATGACCATCTTGCCCGCCGTCTTGCCGCTCGCCAGCACGCGCTGGGCAGCGTTGGTGCGGTACTGCTGCAGCCAGCCGATGTTGACGTCTTCCAGCAGCGGGAACGCGGTGCGGTCGGTGTCGGCGGCGGCGTGTGTGCCGTTGAAGCCGATCTGCAGACGGTCCAGCGCCTGACGCTTGACGATGGCATCGCGCAGGCGCGCCTGGAAGTCCGGGAACTTGGCCCAGGCATCGAGCAGCGCATACGGAATGGCGGTGTCGAAGTCGGTCTTCTTGGCGACGTACTCGTTCTTGTCGAGCGCGGCGACGTTGCGCGGGGTGCGGGTCTTGCCGGCGCCGGTGTCGGTGCGGCTGGCGATGCTGCCAGTAACGCCGATGCCCACCTTCTGGCCGGACAATTCGTCCACCGGGATGATGTTGATCTTGGACAGGAACTCGCTGGATTCCTGCATGCGCGTTTCCAGCTTCTGCTGCACGGTCGGATCGACGGCGAACGAGTGGAAGGCGGAGGTGATGCCGTTGAGCTTGGCGATCTGATCGGCGAACTGATTGAACTGCAGGCGGGTGGCGTTTTGCATGGTGGCTCCGAAGGGTGTGGCGCTGGCGGCGTGTGCGTGTGGTGGTGTGGGATCAGCAGTCGGTCAGCACGGCCGCGCCGCCGCCAGTGACCACCGGGCGTGCGGGCTGTGCAGGGTCCGGCTGTTGCGACAGCGACTCGCGCAGCTGCGCCAGGTCGTTTGCCAGCTGCTCGTGCTTGGTCTTTTGCTCGGCGTGCTCAGCCTGCAGGCGGTTGAAGCGCTCGTCCTGGCCGCGCACGTGCTCGGCGATTTCTTCGACGCCCTGGCCGAGGTCTGCGAACTGCTCGGCTGTGATGCTGGTGGCGTCCTCGCTCTTGAGCGCAGTGCGGATCCGGCTGAGCAGATTGGCGACCGGTCCTTCGCTGACTTCGCTGAATTCCAGCGCGGTTTCTTCGGCGACGGTGAACAGGTTGCCCGGTGACTGCTTACGATCGGCCAGCGGATTGGCGTCGGGGTTTTGGCTAGCGAAGCTGAGCATGGAGGTGCCCAGGCTGGCCGGCGAATCGGTTACGGCCAGGCCGACCAGATACGCCTTGCCGGTGTTGGCGAACTTCTCCTGCACCTCGATGCTGGTGTAGAGCTTCTGCTTGGACTTGTTGATGGTGATCAGGTCGGCGGTCGGCTCGATCTGGGCGAATAGCGCCAGGCGCTTGCTGCCGTCGATCTCCACCTCTTCGGCCTTGACGGCGGTGACATCGCCATACGCACGGAACGGCGAGTCCGGCAGCAAGCTACGCATGTGCTCGATCCAGATGCGGGCGTTGTAGGTCTCGCGGTTGTAGGTGGCGGCCATGTCGTCGATCCAGCTGCGTTGGATCGTGCGGCCATCGGTGGTGGCGCCTTCGACGGCCACGCGGAACCAGTTGGAACGGAACTTCTTGGCCTTGGCCGACATGGGTGTCCTCTGCGCTGGATGCGTTTGCGATGACCCATGGTCAAACGCGACGCACAACGCAGCAACGCAATCACCGTGTAAACAAGGCGATTACGCGTCGTTGAACTGTCGGGATTAAGAGGTGGGCTGCACCCTGGTCGGCATGCAAAGCGTTGCCACCCAGCTCCCGATGGACACCCGCAGACAGGCCAAGTTCCTGTACTGGATGGGATGGCGCGTGACTGAAATTGCGCAGGCCATCGGCGAGAACGAGAAGACTGTACACAGCTGGAAGTCGCGTGACGAGTGGGATCGCGCAGACAATGTTGAGCGCATCGGTGGCGCGCTCGAAGCGCGCCTGGTCGTGTTGATCATGAAGCCGGAAAAGTCCGGCGGCGACTTCAAGGAAATTGATCTGCTGCATCGGCAGTTGGAGCGCCAGGCGCGCATCCAACGCTACCAGGGCGGCGGCAACGAGGCCGACTTGAATCCGGCCGTTGCCAATCGCAACGCTGCGCCGAAGAAGAAACCCAAGCGCAACGACTTCACCGAAGAACAGATCGAGCAGCTGACCACGGCATTCGTCGACGGCTGCTTCGACTATCAACGCGATTGGTACCGCGCCGGCAACGAGCGCACCCGCATCATCCTCAAGTCGCGCCAAATCGGTGCAACGTTTTACTTTGCTCGCGAGGCGCTGATCGATGCGCTCACCACCGGACGCAATCAAATCTTCCTCAGTGCGTCCAAGGCGCAGGCGCATCTGTTCCGCGGCTACATGCAGCAGTTCGTGCGCGAGACGATCGACGAGACGCTGTCCGGCGGCGACAGCATCGTGTTTCCCAACGGCGCCGAGCTGTTCTTCCTCGGCACCAATGCGCGCACCGCGCAGGGCTACCACGGCAATTTCTACTTCGACGAGTTCTTCTGGACCTACGGGTTCAACGAATTGAACAAGGTCGCCAGCGGCATGGCGATGCACAAGAAGTGGCGCAAGACCTACTTCAGCACGCCGTCGAGCATGGCCCATGAGGCCTACACGTTCTGGACCGGCGAGCGCCGCAACAAGGGCAAGCCCGCCGCGCAGCGGATCCAGATCGATGTCTCGCACGATGCGCTGGCCGGCGGGCGCCGTTGCCAGGACCGGGCGTGGCGGCAGATCGTCAACATCCTCGACGCTCAGCGCCGTGGCTGCGACCTGTTCGACATCGACGAGCTGCGCGAGGAATACAGCCCGGACGCGTTCGCCAACCTGTTGATGTGCGACTTCGTCGACGACGGCGCCAGCATCTTCCCGCTGGCGATGCTGCAACCGTGCATGGTCGACAGCTGGGTCGAGTGGGGCCAGGACTACAAACCGTTCGCCGCGCGCCCCTACGGCGATCGCGCGGTATGGATCGGCTATGACCCGGCCGAGACGGGCGACACCGCTGGCCTAGTCGTGCTGGCGCCACCGCAGCAGCCTGGCGGCAAGTTCCGGCTGCTGGAGCGCATCCAGTTCCGGGGCATGGACTTTGCCAAGCAGGCCGCCGAGATCGAGCGCATCACGCGCCGGTACTGGGTGACCTACATCGGCATCGACACCACCGGCATGGGCAGCGGCGTGGCGCAGCTGGTGAAGCAGTTCTTCCCGAATCTGGTCACTTTCAGCTACTCGCCCGAGGTCAAGACCCGCCTGGTGCTCAAGGCATTCGACGTCATCCACAACGGGCGGCTTGAGTTCGATGCTGGTTGGACCGACGTGGCGCAGTCGTTGATGGCCATCCGCAAGACGATGACGGCCAGCGGCCGGCAATCCACCTTCACTGCTGGCCGCTCGGAAGAGACCGGCCACGCGGACCTGGCGTGGGCACTGTTCCACGCGCTGCAGAACGAACCGCTGGAAGGGCGCACCGCGCGCAACTCTGGCTTCATGGAGATCTCTTGATGTTGACCGACCAGCTGCCCGCCACCGAGCCTGCAGCGCCAGCCGTGCCTGCACGCACCGAGGCGTTCACCTTTGGCGACCCGACGCCGGTGCTCGATGGGCGCGGCGTGCTGGACTATCTGGAGTGCTGGCAGAACGGGCGCTGGTACGAGCCGCCGGTGGCGCTGGACGGCCTGTCTAAGACCACGCGCAGCAATCCGTTCCTGCAGTCCGGGCTGATCTTCAAGCGCAACATGCTGGCCCGCACCTTCAAGCCGCACCGGCTGCTGACGCGCGAGGCCTTCGAGCAGCTATCGCTGGACTGGATCACGTTGGGCAATGGCTACCTTGAGCGCCGCCGCAACCGCATGGGCGGTGCCCTGTCGCTGGCTGCCCCGTTGTCCAAGTACATGCGGCGCGGCATCACTGAGGGCGAGTACTTCCAAGTGCGCACCTGGCACGACGAACACGTGTTCGAGCCGGGCAGCGTGTTCCAACTGCGCGAAGCCGATGTCGATCAAGAACTCTACGGACTGCCCGAGTGGATGCCGGCGATGCAGTCCGCGCTGCTCAATGAGTCGGCCACGCTGTTCCGGCGCAAGTACTACAACAACGGCTCGCACGCCGGTTTCATCCTGTACCTGACCGACCCGCAGCAGAGTCAGGAAGACGTCGATGCGCTGCGCAACGCCATGAAGGGCGCCAAGGGGCCGGGCAACTTCCGCAACCTGTTCCTGTACTCGCCAGGCGGCAACAAGGATGGCTTGAAGCTGATCCCGGTTAGCGAAGTAGCGGCCAAGGATGAGTTCAGCGGCATCAAGGGCATCACTCGCGACGACATGCTGGCCGCGCTGCGCATCCCGCCGCAGCTCATGGGCATCGTGCCGCAGAACGCCGGCGGCTTCGGCTCGATCCGTGAGGCCGCTGCCGTGTGGGCCGCCAACGAGCTGGAGCCGCTGCAGGCGCGCATGTTGAAGATCAACGACTGGGTGGGCGATGAGGTGATCGCCTTCACCCCCTACGCGCCGCCAGCGACCGCGTAATCCTTTCCCACCGCAAGACCACGCAATGCTCAAGAACCTCCGTTGTGGCGAATGCGCCCGCCTGCTCTGCAAGGCCGGCGCATTCGATGAAATCCAGATCAAGTGCCCGCGCTGCGGCACGCTCAATCACCTGAAGGCCGAGAGCCTCACCTCCGATCGCCGCGAGCGAATCCAAGAAGGCTCTCACCATGAAAAACCAACTGCTCCAGGGCGACGCCCTGACCATCCTTCCCACGCTCGAAGCGAATTCGTTCGACGCGCTGATCACTGATCCGCCGTATGCCAGCGGCGGGCTGCACGCCGCCGCGCGAGCTAAGCCACCCTCGGCAAAGTACGTCCAGGGCGGCGGCGCGCAACTGCATGCCGACTTTGTCGGCGACGAACGCGATCAGCGCTCGCACCTGAAGTGGATGCACCTGTGGTTGTCCGAGTGCGCGCGCGTGCTCAAGGACGGCGCACCGGTGCTGCTGTTCACCGACTGGCGACAGCTGCCGCTGACCACCGACGCGCTGCAGATCGCTGGCTTTACTTGGCGGGGCATCACTGTCTGGGACAAGACCGAAGGCGTGCGGCCGCAGCTGGGGCGCTTCCGCAACCAGGCCGAATACATCGTGTGGGGCAGCAAGGGCAACATGCCGCTGGATCGCCGCGCGCCTGTGCTGCCAGGTGTTATCCGTGAGTCGGTGCGCAAGGCTGATAAGCATCATCTGACAGGCAAGCCGACCGACTTGATGCGGCAGCTGGTCAAGATCTGCGAGGCAGGCGGACGAATCCTAGACCCCTTCGCCGGCAGCGGCACGACACTGGTGGCGGCCGAGCTTGAGGGATACGGCTGGACCGGTGTGGAGATGACTAGCCACTATGTGGGCAATGCGTCCGAGCGGTTAGCCTCTCTGTAAAACTCACGGGGCTGAGAATTCTTAGCCCCGTTTTCGTTGCTAAGTCATCAACCTGTCGCGCGCCAGTTCAACCAACCGCCAAGAGCATCATCGCGATAGCGGCAGCCAGATCCAAAGTGCGACGAGGGTGACCAACAGGACGGGCGGCGTCAGTATCAGCCCCACCTTCATGTATTGGCCCCACGTGATTCGTTGGCCCTTTCCGGCTAGTACATGCAGCCATAGAAGCGTCGCGAGTGAGCCGATCGGGGTGAGCTTAGGACCCAAATCATTGCCCACGACGTTGGCATAGATCATCAGTTCGCGGGTAGCAGCGGGAACGTTGGCCCCATCGATGGCGAGCGCGCCCACCAGCGTTGCCGGCATGTTGTTCATGATCGAGGCGAGTCCCGCCACTGCGAAGCCGGTGCCGATCGTGGCCACAAAGCTTCCTTGCGCCGCCAGCCACTCAAGGACCGCACTTGCCGCTTTGGTTAGCCAAGCATTGCCGAGTCCGTAGACCACCAGATACATGCCAACCGAAAACAGCACGATCTGCCAGGGCGCTTCGCGCAGGATCTTCGTCAGCTGCATCGTGGCGCCTCTGCCGCCCGTCGCCCAGCGGCCAGCAATTGCCATCAGTACTAGCGCGGCCGCGCCCGTCACCAGAGCGATGGGTACACCGAGCGGCCCGGTCACGAAATACGCCACGAGGAGCAAAGCGAGCAGCGGCAAGGCAGCACGGAAGACCGCCGTGTCGCGTATCGCCTCACCCGGCGCTTCGAGATCGTTGACCGGATATGTGCGAGGAATGTCGCGCCGGAACCAGAGCCACAGCACGATCAATGTCGCCACGACCGACACTAGATTCACCGGCACCATGACTGTTGCATAGCGTCCGAATGACACGTCAAAGAAGTTCGCCGTGACGATGTTGACTAGATTCGAGACAACGAGCGGCAGGCTTGCTGTGTCAGCGATGAAACCACATGCCACCGTGAACGCGAGCGCGCCGGCAGGTGGGAAATTCAAGCGCAGCAAAATGGCGAGAACAATGGGCGTCAGCAAAAGGGCCGCGCCATCGTTAGCGAAAACCGCAGCGATCGCTGCGCCTAGCAGGACGATCAGTGGAAACAGTTTCCGACCATTGCCGCCACCCCATCGAGCTACGTGCAGTGCTGCCCAGGCAAAGAAGCCAGCTGCGTCCAAGATGAGCGAGATGATGATGAGGGCGACGAAGGTAAAGGTCGCATCCCAGACGATTCCCCACACGGTGCCGACGTCGTTCCACCCGACGACGCCGGTAGCCAACGCGACTGCGGCACCGGCGAGGGCCGACCAGCCTATGCCAATCCCGCGCGGTTGCCAGATGACGAAAACAAGGGTGACGATGAAAATCGCGAGGGCAAGCAT